AGTCTGACAGGCTGGCGAGGGATATGAACTTGTATTACTACTACAAGTTCGTCCTCAAGAAGAAGAATATTGAGCTGATCAGCGTGTCGGAAGATTTTGGCGCAATGGGTGCGTTCGCAGGCGTGATGGAATCATTGACACTCTTCATTGCGGAACAGGAGCGAATCAACATCGCTAAACGTACAAGTTCGGGCCGGAGGATGAAGGCTCGGGCTGGAGGCTATGCTGGTGGTCGTGCGCCGTATGGATACAGGGTGGAGGATCGCCAACTGGTCTTGGATGAGGGGGAAGCCGAGATTGTCCGAATCGTGTTCGAGAAGCGGGAAAAAGGTGCGACGCTACAAGACATAGCCGATTGGCTCAATGATCACGGTTATCAATCTCGCTCGGGCAAGAGGTTCTACCCATCGCAAATTCGGTCGATATTGAATAACAGAAAGACGTATGAGGGTTACTATTCCTATGCTGACATAGGTTGGGTCAAAGGAATTCACGAGCCTATTTTGGAGGTGAAGGATTGACCAACGAAAAGATCGTTGAGAGATTAAAACAGAAGGATTTGACGAAGTACCAGAATCTTTCCGACCTCTTCGATATGGCTCGGCACATGGAGGATTACGATCTGAACGGTGAAGTCTGGCGGTTGGCGGCGAAGGTGGCGAGGGAGAAGGGGGACTTGGAGTTCTATGATCTATACAAGCGCTCCCTCTTATTCGCCGCCCCGCACAGGTTTGATGAGTACATGCTGTACTTGGAGTTCAATCGAGACCCTGATAAGAAGTTTTATGTGCCCAGACGTTCTGTTTTTAAATCGGTGGTGGACGCTTTACAGGATTTGGAGGACGACAAGTTAGATTTAGTCACTATATCCATGCCCCCGGGCGTTGGGAAAACCACCCTTGCTATTTTCTATTTAACGTGGATCATGGGTAGAGAGCCGATGAAGCCGTCTTTGGCTTCGGGTCATTCCAGCATATTGACGACTAACATATATGACGGTGTGACAACCATTCTTGACGACCCGGTGGAGTATTTGTGGCATGACGTGTTTCCAGGTGTACAGGTGGTGGATCGGAGTGCTAAATATACGACTGTGGATCTGGGGAAGGTTAAAAGGTTCCCCACTCTTACTTGTCGGTCGATTGATGGTTCGCTCACGGGGGCCACCCGTTGCGAAAAACTACTCTATTCGGACGACTTGGTTTCTGGTATTGAAGAGGCGCTCTCGAAAGAGAGATTGGACAAGCTGTGGGAGAAATACACTAACGATCTTAAATCGAGAAAGAAGCTCGGTTGCAAGGAACTCCACATTGCCACACGTTGGTCGGTTCACGATCCGATTGGGCGTTTGGAGAGAATGTATGGGAACGATCCGAGAGCGAAGTTCATTGTTATACCAGCCTTAAATGAGCAGCGCGAGAGTAATTTCAATTATTCTCATGGGGTGGGTTTCGATACTAAATATTTCTTAGACATGGAAGCTACATTGGATGAGATGTCGTGGAAAGCGCTCTTTATGAACGAACCGATTGAACGTGAGGGCTTGCTTTATAAGGAGGACGAGTTGAGGCGGTATTATGAGCTGCCTTCGGAGGAGCCTGATGCTGTATTAGCTGTCTGCGATACTGCGGAGGGTGGAGGTGACTATACGTTCCTCCCCGTGGCTTATGTCTACGGAAACGATTACTACATCGAGGACTGCGTGTGCGATAATGGGCTTCCGGAAGTCACAGACGTTCTTTGCGCCGAAATGCTCTTGAAACATAACGTCAAACAATGCCAATTCGAGAGTAATAGCGCAGGGGGTAGGACTGCCGATAAGGTGCAGGAGTTGGTGAAAGCTAAAGGCGGCGTAACTCATATCACTAAGAAGCGCACCACTGCTAACAAGCTCACGAAGATTATTGTCAATTCGGACTTTGTGAAGAAGCGGTTTTTGTTCAAAGACGCTAGTAAGTATAGTCCAAATTCTCCTTATGGTAGAATGATGAATATGATGTGCTCATTCACAGTGACGGGGAAAAATAAAAACGACGACGTGCCGGATGGACTTGCTCAATTAGCGGAATACGTCCAATCACTCGAAGGGGCTAGAGTGGAAGTTTTCAAAAGACCGTTCTAAATGTTGACATAAAGTGCGAATATGTGGCATAATAATACACAGAAGATTAGTTAGGGCATAAATGCTCCCGATTGCGGAGTGTTTGTGTCCTTTTTTAGTGAGGGGGTGATGGGTCTGCGGAGAATGTTTGGGCGTTCGGTTATTTATACGAATGAGTCGAATATTACAAGAGACAACGTGCTTCAGGTGTTGGAAGAAGCCTTGAGGACGCATTTCACCAATCGCGTCGAAATAGATTACCTTTATAATTATTACAAAGGGAATCAACCCATCTTGAATCGTGTTAAGCACGTGCGTGAGGAGATCAATAACAAGATTGTGGAGAATCACGCCATGGAAATCGTGGACTTCAAGAAGGGATATGTCTTTGGCGAACCTGTGCAGTACGTCCGTAGGGGTGAGCACCCGGGTGTAGCGGACAAGATTGGTAAGTTGAATGAGTTCATGTTCGCAGAGGACAAGGCGAGTAAAGACCAAGAATTAGCGGAGTGGTTCTACATTTGTGGGACAGGTTATCGGATGATTTTGCCAGATGAGGATGCTGATCCCGAAGCTGATCCGGACGAGAGTCCCTTCGAGATTGATATACTCGACCCGAGAAATACATTTGTGGTGTATCATAATGGGTTTGGTAAAAAGCCAGTAATGGGAGTCACATATACGCGCAAGGATACCGGGGAGACGGTCTATAGTGTCTACACGAAGGAGATGTTCTATCGGATTGTGGACGCGACCCGTATTGTGGAGGAAAGGCCCCACTCGTTGGGGGATATCCCCATCATTGAGTATCCTGCAAATAACGCCAGAATGGGATCATTTGAGGCGGTGCTCCCACTCTTAGACGCTTTGAACACCGTCATTTCTAATAGAATTGACGGTATCGAACAGTTCGTGCAGTCGTTTATTAAATTCGTCAACTGTGACATTGATGAGGAGACGTTCAAAGCTTTTAAAGAGATGGGTGCGATCAAAGTCAAGAGTGGGGGTGGTGAAAAGGCTGACGTTGACATTATTAGTCAAGAACTAAACCAGACCCAAACGCAGGTGACAAAGGACGATTTATATCAGACGGTTCTCATTATCTGTGGTATGCCCGACAGGAAGGGTTCGGGTCGGAATACTGGTGATACGGGTAAGGCGGTGGAGCTAAGAGACGGTTGGGCCGCGGCCGAATCAAAGGCGAAGGAATCGGAACTCATTTTCAAACGATCAGAGAAGAAGTTCTTAAAGTTAGCTCTGAGAATCCTTCGGGACATTGGTGGGATCGATCTAAAGTTAAGTGACATTGACATTAAGTTCACTCGCAATAAGACAGATAATCTCCTCGTTAAGACGCAGGGATTACAGAACATGCTCGAAGCGGGGATTCACCCTCTTATCGCTATTACGCACAGTGGGCTGTTTAGTGATCCAGAACAGACCTATCTCGATTCCTTGGAGTACTTGGAGAAATGGAAACAGGCGAAGGTTACAGAGGTTCCTGCCAACAATAAGCCCGATCCGAAGGACGGTGACGGTGAGTGAACTACACGCCGAATTTGAATTTGAAAAAACCCGCTAAGACCGACCCTGTGTTGATTGGTGATTTGAACGATAACATGGACATTTTAGACCAAGAGGTTCAAGACATTCGGGAGATTCTTGACAACTTATTTGTGGAGGAGGGGGAATCGTTAGATGAGTGAGCTTACGTTACAACAAGAGATTGAAGCGCGGAGGCCCGCGACCGAGGGCACGTTGCAACAAATAGCTTCGGTTTATGTTGATTCAGTCGCTATTTTGGCGAGTGCAGAGGCGACGATGGAGAGTGTGGAGCAGATATTTGCGGACGCGGAAACAGCGATGAGCGCGTTGAAGTCGGCGGTGGAGACTGCGAAACTTGCCATGTTATCTGCTAAGGAGTCGATGGAT